CTTCTTTCTTACTTAAAGGCAAATCACAATAATAATGTGGTGCCTTTTGCACTGGTAATCCCATAATATACTCCTAATTAACCAATAATTCCACTAATTCTATTTAGTCTCTCTGCAAATTTTGTTATTTTTCTATTAGGTTTCTTACCTGCTAATCCTAATATGTCGTTAAATATTCCTAATGCCCTTGCACCTCTATTGAGACCTGATAATGAATTCGGATTTTTGTATTCTGTAGTAAATGACCTAAATGCAAAAGTGCATTCGAATCTCATTATATCATCAGTCTGTTCGTATGATAATTCTTGTGCAGTAAAACTGATTGGATAAGCATCTTCTAGTTTGTATACTAAAGAAGGTTTATCGTTTTGAGTTAGTGTTTGTATTTCTACTGTACCTATGTAATCGTTGTAGTAACTAAATTGTGGATTTCTTAATCTATCAGAATTAGATGAATCATCTTGACCAAATATGAAACCTTGCCATGCTTCGATTAAAAATCTATCAGAAAATGATGAGTCACATAAGAATGAAAAAGATGCTTCACCTCCATCCATTGACACGTTAAAGGGCATTTTTCTAGATGGACCATATTCTGATGCTTCTGATGTTTCTAATTGTTTTCCCGGTAAAGTAGCACTAATACATCGTATAGCATTTTCTTTATCTAGATTGATTCCTAGATTTGCACAACTTACAGATACTACGTAACGATTAGCTCTTGCACCTTGGTCAAAGTTATATTTTAGTTCATCAATTCTCAAATTAGACATCTATTTTTTCTCTGCTTTCCCTGTATACATCTAAGGCATTTGCTTTATTCCATTGAGCCGTAGGTAGAAATGCTATGATATCCCAATATTGTGGCTCAATATACAATGCCTGACCTACTACGTTTGTTGTGAGATATCTTTTAATACATGCACGAGCAGGTCTTAGTCTTGTTATACTATTTAGTAAATCCCACGAAGCTTCTACACGAGTTGTTTCATCAAATTCTTGATTGTTTGTATATTTAAACAATTCGTTTAAAAATGATATTCTTATTCTTGGTGGTAAATAGTGGACATTTAAACCAGTGAAACCCGATTGATACATGTCGATGATGATAGTACAAGGAAATGTATCGTAATAGGGCAAAGTCTGAGCATGTTTAGGGTTATAGAAATACGTATACATGTTACCTGTTGCATACGAACTTGTTTTTGTTAAATCTGAATAAGTGTATAAGTCTCTTGCACCTGTTTTGAGTGAACGAACTCTGTTACGAAACCATGTCAAACTTTCTTTTGACCTTCTACGTAATTCGCTAGGACTTTCGCTATCTAATTTTTCTAACAGACTCATAAAGATATTTATGATTAAAGTCTAGAAATAGTAAAATTGTTCGTTGTATGTATCTCTTTTGTTTGTGGATATAGTTCAGTAAACCAACGTAAGTCATCGAATGTAAAGACGTAGTCATTATAGGTCTCTAACAGCACACCATCGTCTCCAGAGTCTCGAAACAAATGTTTGATGTCACTGCTCACTTGACCTTTGACTATAGGTTTTTGATGTTTGAATAAGTCTGTTTTGATATCGACTTCTGCATCAATAATCAAATCTCTTCGTTCACCAACATGCATCTCCAGAATACGACCTTCGATGTTGACTGCGAACTTAGTTTGATTTGGCACATCAAAGATATTAAACCATTCATCAAACGATAGGGGTTGTTTATCAGTGATTGCATTGTCTCTGTCCCAAACAACAACATGTTTGTCCCATAAATCTAATTGCATAATAGCAAAGACTCTCGACATGCCAGGGTGAATGAATAGTTTTGTTTTAGTCAATTGACCTTGCATTGTTGAATATAAACCAATCGTTCTCTCTTGGTGCATTAACCACATAACTTTACAACAATGAAATGTCCAGTTGTCTTCTTTCTGAGATATATCAGCATTCTTATCATGAGGTGGTGATTCGATGTTGCGTATAAGTGTATCTACGTATTGATTGATTGACTTATAATTGTATTCATCGTCTGTATCGTTCAGTATGTAACCCATCTCTCTGAGTTCACCAAACGTAACAAGATATGGGACTGAACCATTCTCAACGATTTGATAAAATGTCTCTCGTGTTTCTTCAAGTCTTCTAGGATTATTATCAAAATAGAAGTGTTCTTCCATTTGAAGATTGAGTTCTTCTACTTCTTGTTGTGTAGGTTTAGTTAATTTGGGCATTTAGATAATTCTCTACTTTCTTTAAATCTCTTTGAGTGTCTACCGATAGACCTTCGTCTTGTACTTGAACCATATTGACTGTCCAAGAGTTCTCTAAGAATCTTAGCATCTCAATACCTTCTGCTCTTTCAACAGGACCTACTGGCATATGAGCGAACTGTTCTAAAGTTTCACGATTGAAAACATATAAGCCAAGTTGTTGAAAGAAACATGGCTCTGCACCCTTATCATAAGGTATTCCAAATCTGGAATAATACATTGCATTATCATACATGTCGATTACACATTTAACAACGTTGTTGTCGTGTAGTTTGTGCCATAAGTCCTCTTCATCTAATACAACGTATGCATTCGATACACCTATTTCTTTGTCGTGATTACGAATTAATTCATCGATTGCATTAGGGTCAATCAAAGGTTCGTCACCTTGAATGTTAACGAAGATATCACCGTCAATTAACTCTAGTGCTTTCGCACATCTGTCTGTTCCAGTCTCGCATTCATCTTCAATGACAATACAACGTATCTCATTGTTAACACAATAATCATTAATTCGTTTATCGTCTGTTAATACGACAACAGTATCTAACTCTTTACATTGAATTGCACGGTCATAAACTCTTTGTATCATTGGCACACCATTGATGAGTGCTAAAGGTTTGCCTTCGAAACGAGTTGAGTTCCATCTTGCAGGTATAAGACCTACGGTAAGATTAGTTGTTCTATCTGGTTCACTGAATGTTCGCATTTCACTTGTCCATATCCATAGTTTGCATGTATAAAATCTACACCTGCCCTTTGAGCAGTTTCATAATCACTTTGCATGTCTCCAACATATACTGTATCTTTAGGGTCTTCGTTGCAGAATGCAATAGTATTTAGTAGTTGGTCAGGAGATGGTTTACCTCTGAGACCTTTCTTCGGCGCACAAACCCAATCGAACTTTGGCAGTTTATCACCATCTAAAATCAAACTAGATATCACATGATGCACACGTTTGATATCTTTTGATGTGCAAATGGCAATCTTGCTACCTTCTTTCTTCAATTTTTTGAGTGTCTTAATAACACCTGGGTATATCTTTACTTCATCACCTTGTATTGATGCTTCATCGTAAGTCAGTTTGATGCTACTATGATTCTCATCTATGCCTATCGCAGTGAGTATGTCCCCAAATGGTTTACCGATATGCTTCTCATATTCTGAAAAGGGCACATCAATCTTATGTTTTAGTTGAACGATTCCCCATGACATCTTCATATTAGGGAGAGAGTCTATGAGAACTCCGTCTAAATCGAATACGTATAATTTCTTCATTTACCTTTACCTGGTGTAAGTTCTTTCTCAGTTAGAATTCTAAACTTAAATCTTCGGTCAGCACAATACTCTTCTGCCGCCTTGAACTTTGCTTGATTCACAAGATATGTATTCACTTCTGAAAGAAACCTTTTTGTTTGTCTTTGGGGTTTCTTGGGTGGAAACAATTGCTTGTATGGTTTAACTTCTATTACTTCACGAACTATTTGTTTATCCTTATTAATATATTTTACATAAAAATCAGGAAAATATCTATGGGGTTTTTTATCTACGGGTGACCTATAAGGTATAAAGAACTCTTCACTGCCCCATTCAATGACAGCATCATTATTATCGCACCAGACCATGAATCTCTTTTCTAATAAAGACCGATAGAAAATTTTTGTTGGGTCACCTTTGTACTTTTTATAGTTCTTCGGTTTAAACTTACCACTGTATGACATAAATAAATAGAGATTTTAAAGGTATTTATATATGGCTAAAATAGACAAACTCATTAATAAGATAAACAAGGTAAAGAGTGCCGTAAATTCTCTCAAAGGTATATCAGCAAAAATTCAGAGTTTGGATTATACAACTGAGATTGATAAACTTAAAGAAAATAAAACAAAGGCACTTAGAGACCTAGCAACAAGAAATGCAGCTCTTGAGAAAATTAATGATAGGTCTGGTTTTATAAACAGTACCTTAAAGACAGTTCCTACCGTACAAACAAAAGAACTTGTCTATCCAGTACACGATGAATTATCAAATTATCTTGTATTTGATATCAGAGATAGAAAAGTAGGAAGTGATACAGATGCAGAAGCAAATACGATTGCACTTTATATACCAGATGAATTAATATCACAATCTTCAGTGAGTTATGGTACAAAAGATGTAGGACCATTAGCAAAGGTTTTTAGTGGGGTATTAGATGAGTTTGCAAATCCAACTGGTGATGTTGGTGGCACAGCAGTTGCAGGTCTACAAAAAGTAACACAATTAGGGGCACAAAAGATAAAAGATTTTCTAACAGGTGGTATTAGTAGTATTAAAGCTGGTGTTGCTATAAACCCAAATAAAGAAACAACTTTAAACCCTCTAGAATTTAGAACATTTAGTTTTAATTACGAATTTAATCCTAGGTCTGAACAAGAGGCAGAAGTTGTAAGACAAATTATACACACGTTTAGACTAAGTATGCTACCTGATAGTCTGAGTGACAAAAAAGGCAATGTTGCTGTTAAAAACTCTGAGCAAGAATCTAATTTATCTGAATTCGATGCCTTTTTTACTTTTCCAAATATATTTGATATCTATTTTGACGGACCAATTGGTGATAAGATAGATGGATTTTTACCAGCAGTTTGCACAAGTGCAGAAGTAAATTATACAGGCGGTCAAAAGTTTGCTACTCACTATGATGGTCAACCAGTTAAAGTTTCATTATCATTAGCATTCCAAGAAATAAGAGTAATGAACAGAAGTAACTATAAAGAAATATCTGCTTATGAAAACGATGATTTGACAAAGAGAAATCTTGCATCGCCAGACGAATCAATAGTAGATAACACAAACGGATAATTATGGCAAATAAATTTTTTGAAAACTTTCCAGAAATTCAATACGAGTTAAGTGACGGTAGACGTGTATTCATTAAAGATTTTTTTCGCAAATCAAGAATTGAACAAGAAGCAGTTAAGAGTATAGTAAATTATACAAAGTATGAAATACAAGATGGTGAAAGACCAGATGTTGTTGCAACTAAACTGTATGGTAATCCAGATTTACATTGGACATTCTTTCTTGTAAATGACATAGACAATTATTATGATTGGCATATGGACAACGAAACGTTTGAGAAGTATATCAATAAAAAGTATAAGGGTTACTATGCAATCGCATCTCAGACTTCAGACATTCTTACAAGCACAAGTAAGTTTCTTTTAGGAGAAAAAATATCAAGCACATCATCGACTGGTCGTATATTAGAAGTAGACCCAACAAACAAGAGAATAGCAATCGATACAAAAGGATTCGTTTCTGGTGAAGCAATCACAGGTGCAATCAGCAGTAAATCATTTACACCAACAAGTATCATACCTCATTATGAAGGTATAATACATTATAAAAATTCAGACGGCATAATACGAAATGCACCTGCAAGTGGTTTCTCAGCAGTCACAATTTATGACCATGAGTATGAACATAACGAAGAGAAAAGACTCATTGATATTATTCAACCAGGAATCATAAATCAAGTAGTGAGAAGATTTGAACAAGTAATGTCATCATGAGTCAAGGTAATTTCCTACCAGGTGAATTAAAGGTAGATGCAATCGTACTTACTAATCCTGAGGGTGAAGTAGTTGATATAAAGAATCTTGTTCAGCAAATAGATATATTTGAATCAATAACAGAATCCTTTTTACATGGTAGAATCAGTGTTGTCGATGCATTGGGCATTGCAGACGATTACAAAATTGTTGGTCAAGAATCACTAACAATCACATATCGAGTAAAAGAAGATGTAGACAAGTTTTCTAATCCTATTGAAAAAACATTTCGAACATATAAAATAACCAACGTGCATAATGTTAATTACGAAACTTATGGTTATGCTATACACTTTATAGACCCTAAATTTTTTGTTTGTGAAAACACTAGAATCAGTAAAGCAATGCGAGGTTCATACTCAGAAATGTTATTGCAAACTTTAATAGAGAAAGCAAAATTTGATAAACTACCTGAAAAGGTAGGAGTAGACTTTTGGGAAAACTCAAAACCTAGCACACATCAATTAGTATGTCCAAATTGGTCATTAAACGAACTAATATCGTATGTAAAAGAAAATGCAAATTATGGAGATGATGCAGTATTTAAAAACAGTATGTTCTTTTATCAAACAATGATAGGTGGATTTAGATTTATGTCATTAGATACCATGTTAGGTGCAGAACCATTATTTTCTGAATTTAATTTTAAACCAAGAAACGAAAATTTAGACCAAGAAAAAATACCCAATGAAGCAGATGCTGGCCAAAGTTCTAGAATACTTGCATTTGAGATTCAAAAAAAATCTGATACTTTGAGAGGAACAACACGAGGTGCATACTCTTCTAGTTTAAAAACTTATGACCCTATACGTAAGATTCATAGAGATATCTTTTTTGATTTAAATGAAACTTTTAAAGGAAAAAGAAAAAATAAACATTTATCTGGTTATCCGCCAATAAGACTAGAAGAATATGAAAAAGTAGTAGACGGAAATTCTGAGTTTGGTAGTGTAAGTGGACAAGAAAGAGAGATAGATTTACCTGCAAATCAAAATTATCTTAGAGGTGCTAAAACTCATTATGCAGTAAATCCTACAAATGCATTTTCAGATTCAGATGATATATTTGAAGTATCAAATGAGAAAAATCAAGATGTAAATAAGACAGTGTTTATTGGTAATGAAAACATGGATAATGCAATGTTAGAAAGAGAGTCTATGATAGAATTGTTGAGTCAAAATGTATTAAAGGTGACTATACCATATAGACAAGATATATCAGCAGGAAATATAATTAAGATAAAATTACCAATCGGAAAACAAGAATCAAATCAAAATCCATTGAACGACAATAGATATTTAATAACAAATGTTAGGCATCAAATAGCAACGTTTGATTTTAGAGGAACTATGGTATTACAGTGTGTAAAAGAAAGTCTCGCTAGTGACATAAAAGAAGTAGATGCATTAAAGACTTATGAGGGACCAATTGATGATGAATAACTTTTTTTACGGTATAGTTGAAGATAGAAATGACCCTCTAAAGATAGGTAGAGTTAGAGTTAGAGTTCATGGTCTTCACACTGATGACAAGTCACTTATTGCTACACCAGACTTACCATGGTCTCAAGTTTTAGTTCCAACAACGAGTGCTGGTCTTTCTGGTTTTGGACACGGACATGGTTTAGTAGAAGGCACTAGTGTCTTTGGAATGTTTCGTGATGATAGCAAACAAGATTTCTTAGTTTTGGGTGTCGCAATTGGTATCAGTTTAGGTGGTGGATATAAAGAGACAATTACTAATGAATTAAAGAAAAGGTCAGTCGATGAAGGATTCAATGACCCAAGAAGATTAACAGAAACTGATTATACATCTTCAGTTGATGGATTAGAATCAGGAACAGATTCAAAAAGAGTCAACTCTCTCAAACTTGCACTAGATAAATCACCACAGTTACCAGAAAGTTTGAAGATAAATTATGGACCTCATGAAGATGAAAAAAGCAAGAGTGAAATAAATGAACCAAAATCTAAAGAACTACCATATTATCCTTTAAGAGAATACTACGATAAATCAGATTTAAATAAGTTTGCAAGAGGTGAGGGTGATTATGAATCTAGGGATAATCTACCAAGTGGATTTCAACCCGAATTAGATAGAAGTCAGACACTTTATCCATTTAATAAAGTGCATCATACAGAGTCGGGTCACATGATAGAGATGGACGATTCTGTTGGTGGTGAAAGATTATCAGTAACACATAGGTCAGGAACATTTTACGAGATTCATAAAGATGGCACAGAAGTTCATAGAGTCGTTAACGATAATTATACAGTTATATGTAAAGATGATAATGTATACATCGGTGGCAACTGTAAAGTGTTTGTAGGAGGTGATGCAAAGATAGAAGTCAAGGGAACAACTGATATCGAATCTACAGGAAATCTATCAGTCGTTGCACCACAAATAAGTTTAGATGGTACAGTTATTAAGTTGAACTCATAATGGCAACAACTTTACCCACAATACCAAATACATTTCCATGCCCCGATGGAACTGTAATCAATCTACCAACAAAAGCAGACTTATCAAATAGTATTGCAGAAATTGGAAATATTCCTAGTCAACTCAAAGTGTATCTAGTACAAAAGAAAGATGAGATATCTGAAGATGCAAGAAAGGATATTGAAAAGGTCATCAAAGATGTAGAAGACTTCATGGATAAACTTGCAGACATATCATCACCCTATTGGGAGAAAGGAACAGTTCGTAATTGGGGTAAAGAAGCAAGAGAAGCTGTCGAAGAGATGTTGCAAGAATTTCATATCTATGTTCCAGTAAAGATAATGGAATTAATTAGTAAGATTATACCAGTAGAATTTAATGTCACCATATTAGGAATAGAAATAGACATACTTAGAATTTTAACAAAAGAAGAACAGAAAGATATCAAAGACCAAATTGCAGAAGACATTGATAAGTTCTATGCATTGATTCCTGATGAATACAAAGTCTTCGATGGAGAGTTCGGTATAGAGTGTGATGAGTGGAAAGCAAAGGCAACTTGGAAATATATCAAAAGTGAAATTATGGATTATGCAACCAATTCGATTTTTAAATTGTCAGATAAACTCATAGGTAAATTTAAAGAAATATGGGATTCATTAGGACTTCCTAAATTACCTACTGCATTTGAATTTGATTTGGGTGCATTAATTAATCAATGGAAAGCAGAAGCAAAGGCAAAGTATGGAGAAAAGACTAAAGAGTATAAAGAG